GGCTGGCGCGATCGGACCTGCCGCGGCCTTATGTCATTTCCGACATCATGGACCCCTTGGAGCAGGTCGACGGCAAGTTCTACACCAGCAAGCGCCAGTTCCGCGCGGTGGGCCGCGCCAATGGGCTAACCGAGGTGGGCAATGAGAAGCAAAAGCCCAAGGTTCGCGAGAGCATTGCGACGGCTGGCAAGCGCCGTGAGGCGCTGGGCAAGGCCATTGGCCAGTATCGAGCGGGCCGAAGGGTAGAAGCGGGAGGATAGAATGCCAAGCAAATCAGCCAAGCAACGCCGCACCATGGCAGCAGCTGCGCACAACCCGGCCTTTGCGAAAAAGGTGGGTATTCCGGTCAAGGTGGCGAAGGAGTTCAACCGCGCCGACGCCGCCAAGGCGAAGCGCGGCAAGAAATAATACGGTCAATCTGACCGTATAAATCAGGAGCATTGCCATGTCGGACGTAACCGTCGCGCCTAACGCTACCCCTACGCCATCAAACGAGGTTCCGGTCAATGTCGACCAGGGCGCCATTCCCTCGCCGGTGGGATCGCAGGCTCCCCAGCGGGATGGCCTAAATGAGCGCCAGCAGGCCATTCAGCGCGCCTTTGACCGCGCCAATGAGAGGTCGCACGATCCAAGCAAGCAGCCGAGGCCGGCGCAAAGGGCGGCGCCGCCCAAGCCCGCAGAGGCCAAGGAAGGGCACAATCAACCGCCGGCACCGACCGAGAAATTCGATCTGAAGAAGCGCCCCGTGGAAGACCAGCCGCGGGATCGTGGCAGGTTTGCGCCGAGACAGGCGGATAATGCGCCGGAAAATGCGCCGCGGAATGCGCCTAATGCGCCGCGAAATTCGCCTAATGCGCCGACGAATATGCGAAATGCGCCCGGAAATGCGCCGACAAATGCGCCGACAAATGCGCAACCCGTGCGCCAGCTCCCGGACAATGCTCCGTATCGCAACCCGCCGCCGCGCATGGCTGAACACGCCAAGCGGGACTGGCATGCCACGCCGGCCACGATCCGCGGCGAGATCAACCGGATGCACCAGGAGTTCGGGTCTGCCTACAACCAGTATCGCGGCGACTATGAAACCATGAACAGCATCCGGCCATTCCATCAGTTGGCCACCCAGCACGGCACCACGCTGCAGAAGGCGCTCACGAATTATGTCGGGATGGAAACCAAGCTGCGAACGGACCTTATCGGGGGCCTCGATACGATTATCAACAATCTGAACCTGCGAACGCCTGACGGCCAGCAGATCGGGCTGCGCGATGTCGCCTACCATATTCTCAATATGTCGCCGGACCAGCACCGGCTGACCCAGGCGCAGAACGCCCAGAGCGCCCTGCACCACCAAATCGGCCAGCTGCATCAGACTGTCAATGTGCTTGCACAAAACCAGCAACGGATGCAGTTTACCGAGCAGTTTCGTGAAACCAAGGGCAACGTCGATCGGTACGCCGAGGCGCATCCCAGGCTTGACGAGCTAGCGGACCTGATCGAGCAAGAGATCAATCTGGGTTTCAACCTGGACACCGCTTACAAAAGGGCCACCTTGCTGCGGCCAACCCAGGCGGCTCAGACCCGCGCCCCGTCGGCTCAGACCCGATCACCCGACAAGTCTATCCATGGCTCGCCCAGCGTGGCTCCCTCAAACGGAGCGTTGCGGAGGCCGGGAAAGCAAGTCGGTCGCCGCGAGGCCATTCAGAATGCAATCAACCGCATGAATGGTTCGCTTTGATCTAGTCAGTTCACGGGAGAGGCATAATGCCGAATATCCAGACTAACTCTGCCTACCAGCAGATCTTATCGATGGCGCTGGAGGATCGCTCCAGTTCCTATCAAGACCTTGTCTCCAACAACAACGCCATGCTCGCCGTGCTTCGGCGCAAGGGACTATGGCAGACCTACTCAGGGCCGCGCATCAGGCAGACCCTGCAGATCAGCAAGCAGTCGGCGCAATGGTACGCCGGCTACGATCAACTGCTCAATCCCGCCATCGACCTGTTCAACGACGCCTTCTACGATCCTAAAATGATAGTGGTGCCAGTGATCCTGTCGATGCAGGAAATTTTGAACAACCAGGGCGACAGCCAGCTCATGGATGTTCTCGACGCCTACATGGCAGCCGCCGAGCGGGCGCTCGAGGATGCCATGGACAGCGGCATCTACAGCGACGGCACCGCCAACGGCAACAAGCAGATCACGGGTGTCAAGGCCGCGATCCCGCAGGTAACGAACTCCGGCACCTATGGCGGAATCGACCGCGGCAGCGCCGTCATTTGGCGGACATCCTCTTACGACGCGCAGTCGGCGTTCGCGTCGATCGGAACCCAGGTCACTGCGACGACGGTCCGTCCGTATCTGAACCAGATCATGATCAAGCAGTCTCGCGGCAAGCAGTATGCGGATTTGCTGATCATGTCTCCGGAACACTACTCCGCTTACGATGCGGCGACCGTAGCAATCCAGCGCCAGACCAACGAGACATCGCTGGGCAAGCTGGGCTTCACGGCGCTGGAATATATCGGCGGCGGCAAGCGGGCCGAGATCGTGCTGGACGGCGGGATCGGGTCCAACATGGATGCCAATACAACCCTTGGTATCAACACCGATAGCTTCCGCATTCGCTATCACCCCGATCGCAACTTCGACCGGGTGTTCGATGGCGACGGCATGATGCCGATCGACAAAGACGCCATTGCCCAGTTTATCGGCTGGATGGGCGAGTTGACCATGACTAACCCCTTGTTTAATTGGAGGTTCTGGGACTCCAACCCGGCCACCTAGTTCGGCTGGGTTTCCGCTGGAATGGCCGGGCACGCCCGGGCACGCCCGGGCACGCCAACGTGTAGAACTGTTGCACCAATTCTTCCACGAAGGCGTGCCCGGTTACGTTTAATTCAACTGGAGAGTGAATATGCAAAAAGACCCGGACGCTGCAACGATAGCCGTGTTCAAAGTGTTGGCGGTCAAGAACGATGCCAAGTCGCTTGCCGCGGGACGACCGATCTACGACGACAAGGAAGTGTGCGAGATCCGCGGCGCGGGATCGCGCAATGTTGGCGTCTACTATGCCACCCAGATGTCGCACTGGATTGACGATCCCGAGACAGGCGAGCAGCGCCCACTGACATATGCCGAGAGGTTCTCGCGACAGTATCGCCAGTTCAAGGAGCGCCAGGTGCAGACTACGTCGGGCACTCCGCTCGAGCATGCGACCTTCCTGACCGAGGGGCGCCGCGCGGAGCTGCGGGCGCTGAACATCTACACTGTCGAGGCCCTGGCGGCGATCGACGGCCAGGAGCTGAAGAACATTGGCCAGGGTGGCCGCGAGCTGAAGAACAAGGCGCAGGAATTTATCGAGGACAGTCTGAAGACGGCGCCCAACATGCAGCTGCAGGCCGAGTTGGAAACCCTGCGGGCGCGCAATCAGCTGCTCGAGGAGGACATGGAGCGCAACAAGTCCGCGCAGAACGCCGAAGGCGAATTTGCCGATATGTCGCTCGACCAGTTGCGCGAGTACATCGCGATCAACTCCGGCAAGCCTCCGCTGGGTACGCTTAATCGTCAGTCGTTGATCCGGCTGGCGAAGATCTCGCGACCGGAGAAGGTTGCATGACGCTGTTGTCGGTAGTGAAGGATGTCTGCGCGACGGTGGGTGTGACTATCCCAACGTCGGTATTCTCCAACATTGCCGCCAACCGCACCGCGCAGGAGATGTTGTCGGTCGCCAACGAGATGGCGCAGCGCATTGCCTACGATACCAGAGACTGGACCCGGCTGAAGAAGGTCAATGTCTTTACCGGGGACAATCTAACCATGGCCTTCGATATGCCGGCCAACTACAAGCGCATGTTGCTGTCATCGAATGTCTGGCTGTCTTCGTCTGCAATCCATCCAATGCGATTTGTGCCTGATCTCGACGACTGGATACAACGTCGCGCTCTCAACCGTTTCGATCCCTGGGGGGAGTGGACGCTTGTCGGCGGCCAGATGCTGTTATTCCCCGCGATGGGGTCAGGCATTACGGCGACCTTTGCCTACCTCGATAAAAATTGTGTGGCACTGACGTCGGGTGGATACGGCGATCTTTTTTTGAACGACGGCGACAGCTTCGCGCTCGACGAGCGCATTTTGAAGCTGGGAATGATTTGGCAGTGGAAGGCGCAGAAGGGATCGCCCTACGCCGAGGACATGGGGACATATGAAGACGCCATTGCGATGGTGAGCGGAGCCGATAGTCCGGCGCCGATCCTTGTCGGTCGCGCACCGATTTCCGATTTGGCCACGGCGAGCATTGCGTATCCGTATCCGGTCCCAGTGCCATGAGCAATCGTCAGGGGTTCCGAAGACAACCGGTGTCGATGCAGGCGGCGCAGGTGCTGCGGGCCACTATCTTGCCGGCGCCGACGCGCGGTCTGATCTTGAACGAGAACTACACGTTTATGAAGCCCGGCGCCGCGGTAGTCCTCGACAACTGGGCGCCGACTACGCGCAGCGTCAAGCTGCGCGGCGGCTGCATTCGGCACTGCGTATTGCCGGAGACAACGCCGATTGTTTCTATGTTCGAATATCTCAGCGGTAACACGCAGCAGATTTTCGCAGCAAACTCCACCAAGATCTACAACGTGACGACAGCCGGTTTTCCGGTCGAAGTAGCATCTGGGCAGCACTCCGGCAACTATGCGGCATCCGAGTTGTCCAACGCCAGCGGCGACCATATGCTGGTCGTCAACGACGATGGAGACGACGTCCTGCATTATGACGGCACGACATGGACTGTATTCAACGCCGGCCAGATCACCGGGCCAGCCGGCACTCCGGTCGTAGCCGGCCACAACCTGGTCTATGTCTGGAAGTATCGCGATCGATACTTCTTCATCGAGAAGAACTCGATGAACGCTTGGTATCTGTCGACCAATGCCTTCCAGGGTGCGCTGTCGATGATCCCGCTGTCGGGAGCGGCAACCAAGGGCGGCAAGCTATTGTTCGGCGCCACCTGGTCGCTCGATGCCGGAGACGGCGCCGACGACAAGTGCGTATTCTTTACGGACCAGGGCGAGGCTCTGATCTTCACCGGCACCAACCCGTCCGATGCCGCCAACTGGCGCCAGGAGGGCCGCTATTCCCTTGGCCATCCCATGGGGATGAATGCGCACGTCCAGATCGGCGGCGACTTGCTGGTAGCGACCGTCGAGGGGCTGACGCCGATGTCTGCGGTCATTACCAAGGAAAGCGCGCAGCTCGACGTCGCGATGGTTTCGTTCAACATCAAGCCAATGTGGCGCGACGAGGTGAAGAACAAGCGAAGTTGGCCCTGGTCGATCAAGCGGTGGGACGAATACGGCGGGATCTTCGTGACATGGCCGGGCGGCGGTCCCGGAAACCAGTATTGCGCCGTGATCAATGCTGCGACGGGAGCCTGGTGCAGGTTCGTAGGCTATGACGCGACATGCTTCGCGCATATCCTAACCAACTTTTATTTCGGCACCCAGGACGGCATTATCATGGAGGCCGACAAGACCGGAAAGGATGACGGCAAGCCCTACACGGCGACCATGGTTGGCGGCTGGGAAATGTTCCAGGCAGCCCCAAGCAGCATTGTGTGGCGGCAGGCTCGAGCGGCATTTACCGCTCGCTCAGGAGAGCCGTTTCGTCCGACGTTGAGCGCGGTTACCGACTATGTCGTCGAGCTGTCGGCGCCGCCCTCCGCAGCGCCGGACCCAGGACCACAAGATGTCTGGGACGAAGGTCTGTGGGATGACGCATTGTGGGACCAGCCGTCATTGGGCGAGCCGGTCATTAGGAACACGATGTGGGTTTCGATCGGGAGCGTCGGATTTTCTCATGCCCCAGTGGCGCAAGTTACGATCTCGCAGCAGCAGAAGCCGGAAGTCGAATTGATTTCGATCGCCGCCACCTACGAGGCGTTAGGTGTCAACGTATGAGGTTACGCAATGGCATATGATCCCCTTCTCGGCTACGACCCTTCGTTTGGCGACACCAAGAAGCAAGCCGACGCAAAACGCCAGGCGATTGCTCTGGCGCTAATGCAGGCCAACGGCGGTCTTGGCTTTGATGGTTTTGGAGGCGACGGCACTGACGGCGGTGGTGGCGCAGATGGCGGCACCG